AAGTACGAGCTTCGCGGGTAATCGTCGTCGTTGTCGGTCACGCCCACGTCCATGAGATACGACTTCGCATCCGCGTCCGCCTCGGCGTAGCTGCTCGAAGATGCGCTCTGCGAACTGCTCGACGAGCTTTCCGAGGAGCTGCTCGACGACGAGGACGAGAGCGAGGACATGGACGAGGACGACGAGGACGATGCGCTCGACGATGACGACGAGCTTATGCCGAACTGCGTCCGGGCAATGGTCGGATAGTCGAGCCCGTCCTGTGTGCAGCCAGCAGAGGCGTCGATATCCTCGAACGTCCACAGATTGTTCGTTATGTCGTAGATGCAGGCGAGGTTCGGCCTGTCGCTGTCGTGCGGAATGACGAACCACGCCTCCTTCGTGCTGCGGTCGATGAAGGAGAAGCTCTGCGAGACCTGCGCCATGTTCAGACCCTTGAAGATCCAGCGGTTATTCCCCTCTCCGATCGTGTCGAAGCTGTACCCGTCGAAGCGATAGATGTTGTTCTGGCCGAAGAAGATCACAACATCTCCCGCGCTCTGCACGAGCCCCTGAGAGAGAGCGCCGATTCGGGAATTGACCACCTGCTTTGCGAACACGAGCGTCCCGCCGACATAGTTGACGAGATGCGTCATGTGCTCCTGGAAGATGACGTAGGAATCCCGCAGCGCCGCGCCCCCGGTAATGGGCTGAGAGTTGGGCTGGAGCGTCTGGAAGCCGCCCTCGCTCGCGGGATCGTCGTATCTCCAGTCCTCGGCATTGTCCAGGCCGCTCCACCACCATCGGTTCGGGACCGCCCCGTCCAGCTCATCGACCGTATTGAGCGCGATGACGTGCTTCGCAAACACGTCCACGATCCTGGCCCTGAGCCCGTGCGAAACGAGGGTCCGGTGCCGGTCGAATTTTACTCCCGAGATGATCTGGATAGGCTCCTCGTAGTTGCTCGCCAGCAGGTTGTTGCCCCACGGGGCAAACGACCACTTGGTCGCGTCGTTCTGGTCGATCCTGCGGTCCCTGCCCGTAAAGGACTCGGGAGTCCCGGCGACTGAAGACGACATGGAGGACGAGCTTTCGGACAGACTCACGCTCGAAAACGGGCAGACCGGAATCTCGCCGTTGGGCGTGATCCGGTAGATGACCGCATTGATCGGGTCCCAGGTGTACCCGATCTCGTCCCACCAGGGGTAGCCGTCGTCCCATTCCCTCATAATGCCGAACGGGAGCTTGTAGAGGTAGTTCCTGTCTCCGAAAAAGATGTATGCCTGACCGCTCAGGTCCCGGAACTGCGTAACCCCCAGGATGTAGTCGCTGCCCTCGCAGTCGTTCAGCCTGCGGTATCCCTTCCTGCGCTCCACATAGGCGTCCGTGACGCGGATGCCCCGCCCGTCAACCAGCCCGCCCACGGGCATGGACTGGGGCGGGATGTCCCTGAGGACCCCCCGGGAGAAAGGCTTTATGGAAAACGGTTTCAATACACGTCCTCCGTGTCGGACATGGCCTCGCGCATGCCGACGTTCTCCATGTCGCGGGTCTCCGCTTCGAGGTCGTCGAGAAGCTCGTTCAGCCGCGTCTTCCACACCGGAATCCTCTCGTCGTCCTTCAGGAACGCTTCGAGGTCCACGAGCACCTTCATCCGCAGGGTCGCAAGATAGGTCGTGGTCCAGACGTTGCTCGTGTTCGTCGTCAGGTCGAGCGGGTCGAGATGGTGGTGCGCCCAAAACCTCAAGACGTACTGCGCGTCGGCCTGCGGAGCGAACCGGATGACGTGGCCCATGGCGTATGCGACCTGGGGCCTGTCCTTGATCGGGTTCGTCGACTGGAACGAAGGGTATCTGTCGCGGATGATAGCGGGCGTGCCGAACATGAGCGGATAGCTGAGAGAGTTCGAGTCGAGGATCTCTGCGTCCAGGACCCGGATGATGTGGTTCGGGAGCTTGGTCGACGTGGCGCCTGCCGGGATGACCTGCGTGTACTCGTCGATCAGAAACCACAGGGGGAACTTCTTCTCGATCTCGTACTGGCTCTCGACGATCTGCTGCGCGATGATGTCGTCGGCCTCGCCGTGCCGCCTGTTGATCCACTGCCCGATGTTCGTGATGAAATTGCTGTAGTCCATGTCGGTCCCTCTAAAACGGGGAGAGGGTCTCCCCTCCCCCCGATGGTTTTGTTACGCGGGACTGATGCACCAGCCGAGAGACTCGGAAGCGGATGCCCACGAGTTGTAGGACCGGGAATACGTCGATGCGGACTTAGAGTTCGTCCCGTCCGCCGAATCCCATTTGATGATCCTCGACTCGTGCCAGTCGTCGGTCGCCACCCTCCGGTCGCCCCACTGGAGCTTGTACCCGAAGATGCCGTACCACGCGAGACCCTGCTTCCTCTGGTAGTCCGAAGGCTCCTTGACCCTCACCTCCTCGGGAATCGCAATGGCCTCGATCACCGTATCGGAGCCGAAGAAGTACGCCTCCGAGGACTTGCCGATATCGAAGTTCTCGGCGCTCATGCCGTGGTTTACCTCGACGAAACGGCAGCCATAATACCGACCGACCTCGCCAGCCAGAATCGGCTTGCGGCCAGACTCGGTATACATGCCCACCTTCTCCAGCTCGTCCTTCAGGTTGCGAAGCGCGAACGTGGTGGCGAGACACACATAATCCTCGTCGTCGTAGGTCGGGACCTCCCGCGTGCGGAGATCGTCGATGATCTCCTTGACGTGGTAGGGATACATGCCGGTCGAGTTTGCGATGCCTGCATAGCCGTTTCGGAACATCATCCCTGTAGCCGCGCCGGTTCCGACATACCGCATGAGGGTGTTGTCGAACTCCAGCTCGATCCTGCTGTCGATGGTGTTGGCCGCGTCCCTGGCGAGCAGTTTGCGGATAATGATCTCCACATCCCACTTCGACAGGACCTTGGACTTGCCGGTAAACGGAATGGAGTTGCCGAACTCGACCACGCACACCGAACCCTGCTTGACCCGGAATCCGGTCTCGGGCATGTTGTCCTTCTCCCGGATACCCATGACATTCGCCCCGGACGTGACGTTCGTGACGATGTTGAAGTCAACGGAGTCGCCGGAGTTCTTGCCGAGCGCCTCCTTGAGGTCGCAGAACTGCCTGAACCTCAGCTTCGGGGTCAGGTAGTACCTGAGCTTGTTGGACATCTTCTGAGGATGAAGATATCCCGCTTTGTTTGCCTGAAAATACCACTGCATAGGATTTTCCCCTTTCTTGTTGTCTTACAATCCTTGTGCAGCGAGCCGCTTTTTCGCCAGCGATCTGACGTAATCCCTGTTGCTTGCGGGATTTTCAGCTTCGTCATCCTCGTCGCCGCCCTTCTTTTCGACGGTAGACGGTTTGACGTCTTTGGCCTTCTTCTTTTCAGCCCTCTGCTCTTTCTCCCTTTTTGCCAACTCTGCCTCACGCTCCTTCTTGAACGAGGTGGTTGCGTCCTGGGCTTGCTGGAGCGCCTCCATGCACTTCTTGACATCCTTGTAGTAGGACATCGCAATGTCCATGGCAGGGAAAAATACCCCAGGGCCATAGTTGTTGAGCAACTGCTCGTTCAAGAACGGCATGTTTTTCGCTCTGAAATCTACGAAGTCTGGATCGTAGTCCAGATTGTCCGCGTCGGGGTGCCGCTGATACAGCGTGTTGCGGCACTGCATAAAGAGGTTCTGATACTGCAAGCTCCTCTCGGCCTGCTCCCGTTCCCGCCTCGCCTTGCGCTGCTGGACCTCCTCGGGCGTGAAAAGCTGCTCCTCGTACGCCCTGAACTGCTCGTCAAGCTCCCTGGCCTTGGCCTGGAGCTGTGCGCCCACGTTGTCGAGTTGCTGCTTGTAGGCGGCGACCTGCTGGAGCTGCCGGGTGAGATGCCCCTGAACCTGATAGGACTTCTGAAGCTCCGCGATTGTGACCTCGCCGTCTTTCCCGTCTATCTTGACCGGGATCTTGACCTGCAGGACATCCTCGGGCTTCAGCTCTCGGTGCTCGGCTTCCTCCTTCTCGGCTGCGTCTTCGGCAGGTTTTCCTCCGCCGCTCTGATCCTCGCCTTCGGAGCCTTCCTTCTCGTTCTCGCCGCCCTCGCCCTCTTCAGCTTCGCCTCCTGGCTTTTCGTCATCTCCACCCTCGCCCTCGCCGGATTCCTCTTTTTCCTCCTTGCCCTGATCGCCTCCGGGTTCGCCCGCCTTCTCGGTCTCGTCCTCGGTGTCTTCCCCGAGGATCGCCCGGATCTCGTCATCGTCGAACCCCTGATCCCTGAGTTCGCTTCGCTCGTGCTCCTGATACTGCTTGAGGAACACGTCGCGGTCCCTGCTTGAGATAATGTCGGAATCAGCTTCCAGCCCGTTTTCGACAGGGGTGTTCAGCTCGTCCGCCTGACGGTCCTGAAGTCCCTTATCCTTTGCTGACATATCCTTCCTCCTCCATGGTTGTGATTTCGTCCTCTGCGGCTTGGCCCTCCAGGACCTTGCCGTCTATCGCGTTGTCAATCGTGTCGTAGAGCTTCGCCACCTCCTGCCGCTGGATGACCTTGATCGTGTCCTTGGGGTCTACCTGCACGAGATCGATCATCGCGTTGTGCGAAAGGTCGCGGATGATGCCGAGCAGGGGGCAGTCGCCCCTGCATGCCTTGAGCCTGTCCGCGACGTCCGCGCGGTTGAGCAGCTCGCCGATGTATCCGTCGAGGCTCACATCACCTGTAGATCTGCTTGTCTCCGCCATATCCCTGCATGCTCTCCACTTGGCTTCCGCCGCTGTTTGCCGGACTGATGAGCCGAGCCGGTCCCTGTGTCGGGTCCATGAGGTTCATGCCCGCCACCTGCCCGAACTTGCTCATGACCATCTTGAGCACGTTCTCGTTGACGTACTTGTCCGGGTTCTCGAAACCCGCCAGGGGCATCGCGTCCCTGGCGAACTGGATGAGGTTCATGACCGGAGCGCCGTACTGCGTGTTGAGCGCCATCGCGCGATCCAGCATCATGCCCAGGTTCCTGAGCCTCAACTCCCGCGAGGTGGCGCCGATCCCGGCGTCAACCTCGATGTGATACTCCCCTTCTATCGCCTCGTCCGTCCACACGGAGTCGAAGTCGATCCCCTCCTCGTCCGCGACGTAGCGCATAATCTCCTCGCTCTCGAACGCCTGCTCGAACTGAGCGTGCATGCGAAGCAAAGGGACCATGAACGTCTCGTTGACGATCCTGAGCTCCATGGCGTTGACCGTGTTCGCCTCCTCGGTCAGGATCGACACGCCGGTCGCGGTCGGGTTCATGCCTGGACGCTGAGTACCCATGTTGTACGGGGTGATCCCGGTCGCCTCCTCGAACGCCTGCTCGTTGATCTGCTGCTCCTTGTACGAGCTTGAGGTCACGTCCTCGTACCTCAGTTCGCGCACGGCCATCTCCCCGATGTCGTCGCCCAGGATGGGGGCGCCGGGGCGCGAGTAGAGCAGCGAGTTCGTGTCGATCCCGGTGTTGCGCCTGACCAGCAGCTTCTTGTTGAGCGCCAGGGTCACGTTGTCCCTGCGCTGGTTTCTGATCGCGTTCAGCTCCCGCTGGAGACCCTCCACGACTTCGAGGAACGAGGGCCAGTACACCAGCCCGGAGTCGGGCATGATCCCGCCCAGGATATACGGCCTGCCCTTGCACGGCCATTTGTCCTCGACGCGCTCCGGCTCGGTGAGCATGTGCTCGCCGCGAAGCGAGAGGAAAAACACGTCCTCCCCGTCCACGTTGACAAAGCACTTCCAGACCTCGATCTGCTGCCACAGGACGTTCTTCGTAAACCCGTCCTTGTCCTCACCGTAGATCGCGTCCTCGATGGAGGACGGCTTCCACGCGTAGCCCTCTAGGAACTCGTCGAGCTTGTCCTTCTCCTCCAGGTCAACGTCCTTGGGCGCGTTCCACTCGCCGCCCTTGAACCGCTTGACCGCATCGTAGGCAAAGACGGGCATCCTCTCCACGAGGCAGGGCGATGAGTTGACCGGATCTATCGGGTCTGCGGTCGGCGCGAGAAACAGGTTCCACAGCGGCACATGCCGCAGCGTCGGCTCGTCCTTGAGCACCTTGACCGTTTCGACGGTCTGCTCAATGATATCCTCGGTGATGCCGTCCTCGTCCTTCAGGGGCAGCGCCTCCTTC